AACAAATTCAGGGATAATTGAAATAGATGCCGCTCTCAAAGTATATCTTGTATAAAGCACACTGTGTCCAGCTTCTTCAATTAACCATAATAAAATAAAACTAATTGAAAAAGACTTTGAAGAACCTCGACCCCCTGTAACAATGAAATATCTACTATCACTATCAAAAGGGTTTACATATTTTTCATTTATCTCTATTTGTTTTAAATGCACGAATTAAATTTTTAAATGTTGCCCCACCTTCAACGGTTGCTTCTATATCAATTACATCTTTCACTTTTCCAAAACCAATTTCAAACAACCATTCTGCCGCTCTAGTATCTTTTTTATGAATAGCTTTTTGCATTTGTCCAATTATAATTAATTGTTGGTATGACAATTTTTCCATTTCTCTGCTTAATGGATTAACTATATCAATTTCAGCTGACAACATTTCTTTAACTAATGATGATAAATTTCTAGATCCTTTTGGTCTTCCTTTTGCAAATTTGTGTCCTTCCTGAAATTCGTATTTAACTATATCTTCTTTTGCCATTTTTTTATTTTTTGTGCATTATTTCTGCATTAAACTCCATTGATTGGTATTTTTAATATTGGATTAATATCAAAACTTTCTTTTCTTTTATTAGATGCTTTAAAATCATTCTTAACAATATTCTTTCCCCATTTATTCTGTAAGATTTTTAATTGTTCTTTTTCTTTTTCAATTGTTCTATAATCAGCACACCCCCCTAAATTTTTGTGATCCTTTTTAATCATGTGTATATAATTCAATCTTAATACCTTTCTATATTTATTCATGTTCTGTATGCAGTAATCGTAATCTTCTTTTAACGGGATCCTTTCATCAAACTTTAAATCTGTTTTTAAAAAACCCATAAAAGAAGCACTAATTGGATTTGTTAAACTGAATGGTGTGTATTCTCTATACGACCCTTTGTCTCCTAAAATATTTATTCCCCATAATCTCGCTCCAAATTCTTTACATAAATTAAATCCTTGTTCTATAAATTCTTCAATGTCTTCTATATCAATTGTAGTTATAACCCCATATTTTTTTGTCCACATTTTTAACCCTTCAATATCGTCATCAATTATAATGCCTTTGTCTTTTACAAAATGTTTTAACATATAGTTTCTAACCCTTGCAATATTTCCATTGACTTCATTTGGCATTGTTTCAATATTATAACCATGTTTTAAATAATCTTTCTTTTCATTTTCCGCTACGCAATAAATTACATCAGGAATCAACAAATGTGTTTTCACCCCTTCACTTCTTTTATATGATGGACTAAATATTTTCATATTCCTTCTTTTAATTCTTTCAGATATTTAGCTCCATCTATCACTCTGCCAATCCCTTTTGACCACGCTTTGCCATTTGCTCTTTTTGAATGAACACTTTTTAAATCAAAATGCGTTTGTGCTGATAGCCAATCAATATCATTATTAAATAACAATACAACATAATTATGCGATTCTTCTAAATATTCGCTAAACTCAATTTCAGGTTCAAAAACTTCTTCTTCCTGAAACAAATTCGGATCTAGATCGACGCCCCAATTGTTTAAATCGTCTAATTCCCATTCATTCGCCAACATATCCAAATCCCATTCCCCCGAACTTACATTGTCTTTTATTATAAATTCTTTTTTTTGTTTATCTGTCCATCCCTCTGCTACATCAATCCACACTTCTTTTAATCCTGCTTCTTTTGCCGCTCTTAATCTCATGTTCCCCCCTAATACCATCAAATTTTCATCAACAACAATAGATCTCTTTTCTAACATTTCAGGGAAATTTTTAAGGGATTCGACCAACTTAAAATATTTTTTATTTTTTATTACTCTGGGGTTCCCTTTCCCTGATTTTATTTTATAGATCTTTTCTTTTCTTTTTGCTTTATAAATATTTTTCATATTCGATTTTTAAATTTTGGATTAATTCTTTTAGACAAGGTGCACAACTTGTTGGCTTTTCTTTTTTATCAAAAACCCGATTACTTATTTCTAACAACATATTTCGTTCTTGTTCATTCTTTAAACTCTTGCCATTATAATTATCAAAAAAATATTCTAGATATTTAAAATCATCTTCCGATAAACTTCCTTTATAAGCCCATAACTTATTCAAAGTTTTTTTTCTTTTATCACACCCACAAGGTTTTCCCGTACTTTTTGAAATTGTATCGACCACCCTTTTAATGCCAGTAACTTTTGTAAACTTTTCTATACTATCCCCTAAGCCTTTACTTTTCCCCATTACTTAAATTATCTTTTAATTTTATTACACATCTACTAACTGTTCTCGTTATTGTTGAAACACTCAATCCTGTTGCCCTACTCATTCTTAATGGCTTCTGTTCATATTCATAAACATATAATTGAAAGACTTTACGATCAAACCAATAGAAATTATTAATACAATTGTTGACCTTAAAACTTAATTCCGTTGAATCTTTTTCTTCAATAGGATCCTGTTCAATCATTAACTTTTCTTTTTGATGATCCTTTAATTTTTTATAATCAAACTTTTCTTTTCTATTCTCTTTTTTATAATAATTGATTATCATATTTTTTATAGTTGTATAATAGAAAATAGGTTTTTCAATTCTAGTTTTAATAAAATCTAATCTTTCTTCATTATTATTTATTTTATCAATTTCATTTTGAATCTTTATATACAAATCCTGCGTAATATCTTCATGATACATCCCCTTATTTTGAGCCCCTAATCTATTTTCTATATTGAAAACCATTTTTTTGAAAACATTATATTTTTCAACAATCTTTTTCAAAGCATCTTTTCTATTCATAAAAATTGTTTATTTAATTCTTTATACTTATTAATTATTTCAATGAGATTAAATCTATCCCATTTATATCCCATTTGTTTTGTCATTAAAACATTTAGATTTAATTTTTCAAACCTTTCTTCACCAATCTTTTCAATCAAATTATCCCTATAATTAATAAGATTCCCATGTTTGTAATAATTACAATGAACACACTGCCCATGACAATTATCTTCGTTAAATTTTACTGAAGGATGTTGACCTGCACTAAAAAAATGTCCTGCCTGTAATGTTGTATAATTACCGCAGGAAATACAAGTTTCCCCCTTATCTCTATTCCTAATAAATTTATTGAAATGAGTAACCGCTATCCCCTTTAATTGAGCGATCGTTTTCTTTTGATATATTGTTTTTTTGACCATCTGTAAAAGATGGATCAAGTAGCTAATGTAAAGTTTATAAATTATCTTTTACAAATCCAATAGCCTTACAAAAAAATTATCATATAAAAAACCTACTTGTGCCTACCTTTTAAAATGTAGGCATAAAAAAACCCCCAATCATAAAGGATCGGGGGCAATAATCAAATTTTAAATAACTTGAACAATTTGGATTCCATCACAAAATCCTAGGTTTATTCAAAACCTATTCTATAATGTCTTTAATTTTTTGTTCATTAACACACTCTTGACAAAAACAATATTTGCTTCCTGCAAATTCTTCATAACATTCTTCGGAACAAAACTTTTCAGAAAAAGCACCCGCACAAATATCTTCTTCTAAAATAACTTGATAACAATTAAAACAACAATTATTATATTCTTTACAATTCGGACAACCATACGCAATATGTTCTTCATTACATCCTATATGATCCCCTGCTGTTACATTAAATTCCGTATGACAATCAGGGCATTTTAAATGTAATATATCATCTAGATTAATTTTATTTTTTTTAATACCCATATCTTGCATTAGTTTCTAATAAAGGTTTGCCATCCCAAAGGTATGCCGTTTGAAAACTATTAATCCTTACCGATGGATCTTTGGAGACTAACCTTAATTTTCTTCTTAACATTTTTTTTCCTTCTTTACTCGGATAAGGTTTTACTGCATCCGAATATTCCGAAGATTTTTCGGGAACTATTTGTGATTCAACAAAAACTATTTCAATCATTTTTTTCCCAACTAATCTTTTGACTTTATAAAAATCAATATTAGTTTGTTCATAACCCCATGAAGAATAAAATATATCCCCCTCTTTTACAATCGTATTATCCATTATAACTAAACTCATTTTTTTATTAATTCTTTTTGATTTAAAAAGTGTTCACTCAACTTTTTATTATTTTTTATTTTATCAAAAAAGACTTTTATTTCTTCTAGATCATTTGACAAAATTTCTTCTAGATTACAATCCCTAGAAAGTTTTAATTTAAATTCAGAAAGATCATTTCTAACTTGAATACATTTATGTCTTAAATTTTGATTTTCTATTTTAGGATTATCGGAAGGATCTTTGAATAATATTATATCCTGTACTTTATTTTGTATCCTTTGTATTTCTCTGTATATTTTAATTGTTTCCATAATTTATAAATTTTAATATTCCCATGAATCTTTATATTGATCTGTTTTTCTAAATTCATCCCATTTTTTCAAAGAAGATTCAATGACTTTAGTAAAAACATTGCCATCTATTTTTTTTAAATCTTCTAAAATAAAATCATGCATTTTATATTTAAATGATGCTTCTTTTCTTTTATCCGAGACCTTATGCCAAAACGCAACTTCTTTCCCACTTTTTGGTTCATAAATTGAATGAACTAATAATTCAGGATCTTTTTCTAATTCTTTTTCTAAATGTCTTCCTATTTTACTCATGACTGATTATTTTAAATTATAGATCTTTTGATTTGTTTTTAAGTAGGTGCGATCATTTTACACCCTTTTACTATTCTACGATAGTTCGTTCGTAATATTTACACTCGGGAACTCTGACCTTTAACTCATTTTCCTTTAGTCATTTAACATGACTTTGTGATCAACTACTTTTTTATACTTTTTTAATATTATACTACAATTTACAAAGCCCTTAGTTAAGCCACAAGCTTTTTATTATTTTTTTAATATTTTTTTAATACAATATTAATACCCCATTTGCGATAAACCTAAAAAAACAAACGGGGCATTAAACAAACACTAACTAATTAAACAACTCAATCATTTTTTTATTAAGGTTGATCATCCTTATTAAAAAGGTAAATCATCTTTTGCTTCTTCAGCTTCTTTCGCTTTTTCTCGATCTATTCTTTCAAAGACTTTGTTGTCTCTAGATTGCTTATCTGATAATTCATCAGTAATGGCTATACTCCAAGCATCCAAAGAATTAAAATAAAGAGTTTCTCCTTGTGGATTAACCCACGCTCTACCATTTAAATTATAACTTACAACAACACGGGATCCTTCTGCTTTCCCTTCTAATATATCAAACTTTATTTTTTTGACCTGAAATTTTATATCTTGAGGGTATTCAGGATCATCTGTTTTTAAAACAAATTCTCTATAAATAAATTTTCCTTTTTCTATTATATCACCGATATAAATTATTGTTCCTTTTAAATCTATTGATGTGCTCATACTGTTACTAAATTTTTATGTGTTCTTACTAAATCTTCTAATCTTTTCTTTAGCCATTTTCTTGTTTCTTTAGATAATGGTTTTTCTTGTGCATAACCTATCGCATTGCCTAGGTTTAATTCCGTTTCTATTTCAGCTTTTCTATCCTGAATTTCAACACCTTTTTTAATTGAATAATCAATTTGTTCTTCATGATTCATGACCTGATAAACTGAATTTTTTTTGGCTGTATCTTTGTTATATACTGACATTATTATTTTTATATATCCCATCTTACGCAATTCAGTAAATCTTGGATGAACATCCCTTAATTTTTTATGAGGGAAATAGTTTTTCCAAACCTGTTCAGGTGTGCAGGTTTTTAAATAACTTATAGCCTGATAAACTTCTCTTTGTAACCCTTTTATATTAAGGTTTTTAAATGATTCATTTCTGTTAAACTCATTTGTAAAATCTTTAAATGCTAAACTCATTTTGTTTGAAATTTAAATTGTCGGGACATTCTAGGCACATCCCTTTCGCCTAATTTAAATGCATTATTATTTTCCATATTTCTATTCTCAATTGCATAACATCTTTCATCGAAATAATCTTTAACGAATCCCAAAAAATCAGGGGTTGTTATAGCACCAAATGTTTTTAATCCGCCATTTTTAATACGGGTTATTATTAAAGCAACATCACTCATTTTTAGTGATCTATATTCATCCACTATCGTGTTTACACATTCTAAAATCTGATCCCTAGCTAATGCTTTATGTGGTTGATTTTCATACATGACATCCATTAACCAACCCATCCAATCTTTTATTTGCCATCTTACATCTTTTGTTATGTTTTGATAACCTTTTGATTCATCCCTAATAATTTTTCCAATGGATTTTTCTTCACTTAATACACACATTAAAGGAGTTTTATTCTTCATATAAATCGTATTTATATTTTTTTTATCTAATGATTTAAAAACCGAAAGAAATTGATCTGTTCTTTCAGGTTTATAATTATCAGGTAAACTGTTAATATTTATCGGAAGGTTTTCCCCCTTGTTTTCTTTGCTCATTTTTTACTGGTTTTAAATAACTAAATGTTTTTTTCAATGTTAATTTCCAATTCTTTATAGGTTTATTATATCCATCTCTCCAATCATTATCGATATAAGATTCATATTTAACTAATAGGGGATATTGATAATCTTCAGTATTAACTTTATTTACTTTACATAATTCAAATCCATATTCAATAAATTCATCAACCCTCGGTATGTAAACATCTTTAGAATTAGGTCTAGATTTTGAAATAGAATTAGAATTAGAATTAGAGTTAGAGTTAGAGTGGTTACTTTCGCTTTTTTTTATCCTAGATTTTCGACCCCCTTTTGCACCATTAATTCGACACTTTTCTATGTAACTATCATATTGATTCAAATCCTTGTAAACCCTTTTCTGCATTATGCATCCATCAACATCCATGAATTTGCTTTTTACAATTTCAGGAACATCATCCCAAACCATTCCGAACAAGAGTAAGGGTACTCTTTCTTTTGGCAACCAACCATTTGATTCTGTATCAAACATTAACGTGTCATAAATACCCCTCTCTAATAGATTTAATCTAGACACCCCATCTTTCCAATCATTCGGAAAGAACTGCATATAAGGTTTTTTATTTTTAATTTCTTTTTTAATTTCCATTCTTATAAATCTCTATTTCTTCAACTGATAAAGCTTCGCCATAATTAGAATCATCTATTAATTCTAATTCTTGTAATGCCTTAATCATTTTCTTACAATCCCTCGCAGAATAATTAATTGAAATTCTTTTTAATTGTTGCTTTGCATCATTTTCATATTCAACACCATCAAACCCACAAATTTTAGTTAGCCATTTATCGGACTTTTCTTTATATTCATCCGATTCTAATAACCTACGGGAATGTCTTTCTAAATACCCATAAATCTGTGAATCAGTTACATTTAAAAAAAACGCTAAATCTTTTTGAGTTAATGTTAAAGCATCTGTATTTTGCTTTGAACTTTGCAGAACAGAATTTATAAAAATAGTTCTGTAATCTAATCTTTCTTGTTCCCTTCCTAATCTTACATCAAACCCTTCTTCTTCAATAATAACTCTAACTAATGGATTTAGATATTGCAAGACTTCATCTTTTCTATCTTTTGTCATATCTTTATTTTTTAATCAGTATTTAGGGGACTGTTGTTAATGCTACTTGACCCTGTCCCCTTTATACTTTCGTTAACGTAATGGAACTTTTATTATATTTCCATTTTGGTAATTTTCTAATTTCTCCGTTTTGATCTACAAATTCACCGTCTTCTAAAACCTGAACTGTACCCTTTTCCGCACCTTTTAAAGCATCTTTATAAAAAGATTTTAATTCAGATAAATGTTCCCCCATCTTAACAACATCTTCACATGGTGAATAATCAACAGTCTTTGATCCATCCCTATAACTTAACTGTGTTTCTCCATATATATAAGGGGGATTACCGACTAATTTTTCTTTCGTTTGTTCTTCTATATTTTTTAAACATGTTTCCGCTAATTTGATAAATGATTTTATTTGTATATATGCAAATTCCGCAGGAATAAAGCCC